GCAGCCATAGCGCTGCTTACAGGGGCGGCTACCACTTATGCGTTTATGCTTGGCGCACTCACAAATCGCGGCTTTCTCCAGCAACGCTGCAAACTAGAATTGGCCCTAGAAGGCTCACCGCTAGTAGATTGGGAACGGGATTACGGCATTGGTAAGGCTGAAAAAGCTAGGGAATTATGTCAGCTTATTACCCAATAACAAAACGCCCCCTTTCGGGGGCGCTTCTCTTTTACGCGACCATCGCGCGGGCCTCGGCCAGCAGCCCCTGCCCCTAATCCCGCTCGATCGGCACAACCGAGAACAGATCCCGGCCTTCGACCAGACCCGAAACGTAAGCCATTGACATGGCCCGCACGGTTTCATGTTCCCAAGGCGTCGAAATCCGGCCCGTGCAGCGCCCGAACGCCTCCAACTCGGCCCAAGGCAGGGGCATCCATCCGCCCATGCCAGCGGGGGCTGCATAGCCCATGGAGGCGCAGGCGGTCAGAAGGTCGCCGCGCTCCAGATCGTCAAAGCGGGGCAGCACGGCTCCGCCCTCGATCAGGTCTTGGCCGCGGGTTTTCGTCCACCCCTCGGGCCGGGCGTCTTGCCAGCCGATCTGGCGGGCCGCCCGGACAAGCTGGCTTCGGGCTTTCCCAGATATTCGCCCCGGTCGCCCGAGAACGCGAGAACCTGCTCGGCGAAGCTGCGGCCTTTGCCTCGACTGACCGGGTTGGTCATGTTCAGGCCGAGGAACCAGTCAGCATCTGCCGGGGTGGCGGGCCGGTCGCCTCGATCGACATTCGCGAAACCGACAATCAGCTTGCGAGCCGTGATGCACAGGCGGGCGTGATATTCCTCCATCGTGGTATCATCGGCCAGCTTTGGCAGCTTTGCAGCATCGCGGAACGCCTCCTGCGCGATCCGGCCCTCGGTGCCCAGAACGTGGACAACGCAAGGGGCCTCGCCGTCAAAGAGGGGCTCGCCCGTTGCGGGGTGCTTGAGGTGCAGCGGGCGGCCTTCATCGGCCACGCTCCGGCTGTCGAAGCTGGTAAAATCCATGGTCTTTCCTTCGGGATGGTTCTGGTTCGGGGATGGGCGGCGGGGGAACCAAGCCCGCCGCCCGGCCGGTCAGCCGGGAAGGGAGGAACCCGGGCCGGATCAGGGGCTGGGAAGAGCAGCCGCGCCGTAGACTTTCGCGTAGTTCGGGACGAACGTAAAAGTCGAGCCTTCGTAAGTAATTACGGACGCTTCGTTGTCGATGTGACTATGGATGACCCCACACCAGAAGGTTGCGTTGGTGCCATCAGGATCTACGACCTGAATTGATACCTCGGTTTCCGCCTCGTTGGCGGCCACAACGGCGGCTTGGCCGGTGTCACCCGTGAGGCGGCGATATGCGACCTGCGCGCCGACGCCCGTGCGGGCACCCTTGAGCGTGGTTGTAATGCCGCTTTCGAGGTCTGGCGCCTCGATCGTCGCGTGGTTGAAACCGATCTGCCCGACCGTCACGACGCCCTTCACTTGCAGCCAAGTCAGCGCGGCATAACCGGCAAGATCCTTGGTCGCGGGCGTAGTGGACGAGATGAATACTCTTTTCTTGATGCTGGTGTCCGTCATGGCGGATGCTCCATCTTTGCCCGTCAGAGGGCGGTTTTCGTGGTTTGGAACGGGACCGAAACCGGCACCCGCCAATATGACCCGTCACCCATGCCTTCGCGAATGTGCGGGGGCTGCATGATCTGGGTCGAGGTGCCGCTGGCCGTGATCCGAAGGCCCATCGGGAACAGCGCGGCGATCTGCTCCGCGATTGAGTCGGCCGTCGCCTCGCCGCTGCCCTTGAGGGTCACGACGGTTGCAATCAGGCGGCCCGTGACGATCGGAAACTCTGCGTCCAGCGTGTCGTCGCCGGTTCCGGCCCTGACGATCGTGCAATCGACATATGGCAGGTTGCCCGCCTTGATCGGGTCAAAGTCGAGGTTCGGCCATGCCTTCGCCACGCCCGACAGCGTTGCCAGCCGGGCCTTTAGGGCATTCTCTGGGGCTCGCTTCATTTCAGTTTCCCGATATTGCGCTCGACTATGGCAGGCCATTGCGCGGCCGCGCCCTCGACAAAGTGGCGGCCCTGCTGGTTGTAGGTGCGGCCCTTGCTGTCCTTGCCGACGAAACCCAGCTCCATGCGCATGGCATAGGCTGCGGTCCAGCCGAACCGGGCCACATCGCCCGGCTGCATGGCGGTTGTCGCCAGCAGGTAGCTTTGCGGCCCCTTGCCGATCTGCGACCCGTTCAGCTCGGATACGAGCGAGTTTCGCAGAAACCCGGTATCGACAGGTATTCGCCCGTCTTCCTTCACCGGGGTTTGCGCCGCCTCCATGACGTCCTGAACGCTGGCCGATAGGACGGCCTGAATCTGCGCCTTGGTCTTGTCGCGGAAGGCGGCAAGCGAGGCGGTGAAAGTGGTGGACATGGCGTCACCGCATCAAATCTGATCGAACTTTATAGGTCGCGATGCATCTGCAATTTATGGTCTGTGACGCCAGCGCCTTGGGGTCATTGCTGTGCTGCAAGTCGCCCGGGTATTGCATCAGCACGCCCGGGACCGGGGCGAAGAACCCCCCGAATTGCACGCTTTGGCCGTTCAGGTGGCGGTGATGATCCCGCGTGCGACTATCCATCGTGGCGGACCATGTGACCGAGATCTGATCGCGCCGAACCCGGCCGCTTTCGACCAGTTGCTCGAAACCTTCGAACTGCCCGGCCCGGATACTGTTAAGCGCCTCGGTGCGCGCGATATTGTCGCCCCGGTATTTTTTCAGCCGGTCGCGGTATCGCGTGATGATCCGGCGAATGTCGGCCTCGGCTATAGGCTTGCCGCTGTCTATCGCCGCCCGAACTGTCGCGTCATATCGCTTGTCGCGCCGCGTGCGGGTGAAATAGTTGGCATCTAGGCTACGCAGCTCGCGCTCGGCGTTCTTGGCCCAGCTCGCCTGCTGACTAGTCAGGCCGATAAACCCGCCCTGCCGTTTGCCCGTGGTGCGATCGACGCGCCCGACGATATCGAGGGCCACAGTTCGCGGGTTCTGCCCGGCCTCCAGCCCGCTGCGGATCACGTCGCGCGCCATGGCCTTCTGGTCATCGATCACCTCAACAATCAGATTGCTGGAGCGATCCCGAACCCACCGCTCGGCGCGATCGTGCCGGCCGTCAAAGCCAAGGACGAAACTGTCGCCGTGATACGGATCCTTGAGCCGCAGGCCCGCCAGCACGATTGCGCCGCCGTCCAGATAGGCCGTTCGCACCGCCTCATTCAGCGGCGAGAAAAAGCCCTGCTCGACCCGCAGCGCCTCGATAGCCTCCTCGATCATCCCGGCCTCTATGGCCGCGACAAGGCGGTTCATCTGGGCTGCGTTGGTGATCTGCTCGATCGCCTCAAGGAAGGCGTTGCGGATTGCCGGCCCCAGCCGGTCCAGCGCCGCCTGAATGTCCTTGGGCAGTCGGGTCATGCTTGAGCCCTCAAGATCAGGTCGAAATACAGCGGCACCCCGCCCGGCGCGTAAGGCTCGGCGCGGATGATCGCATAAATGGTGGCGCCGATCTGGATCCGGTCGGCAGGCGTCGGGGTGACGCCCTCGGCCGCCATCATCTCGCGGCGGTCGCCCGCCTGAATGGCGGTGCCGTCGATCAGGCCAAGCGCCAGACTGTCGCCCAGCAGCGTGGCCGGAAACTCTACGTCAGGGCCCCAAGTCGGATCGTATTCCGGGCCGGTGGCGACCCCTGCCCGCAGAATCGTCGCCCGGTGGCCCACATCGCCCAAGGCGGCGGCCACCTCGGCGGCGACGGCGTTCCAATCTTCCATGAACTAGGCCCTACCGTGATTGGGGTGGAAGCCCATAGCGGCCTCTGCTGACAGTCGAGCCGAGCAAGCAGCCTCGTAGCTGTCAAAACAGCCAATGTGATGCGTTCGTCCGTCGACCATGATGCGCGCTCGCCACCGACCGTGAGCGCCATACTGCTCGACGCCCATCATCCCGCTGGTGTTGGTGCTGCGGCGCCTAGCGTTCTTGGCGTTAACCCTGCGCGAAACTGATCGTAGATTTACCCAACGGTTGTCTGACCTGTCTCCGTTGATGTGGTCAATATCCTCGCTGGGCCATGTGCCAGTCTGCATCGCCCATATCGCTCTATGAGCGTATACATTGGATCCAACGATGCTTCCTTTGCGGTATCCATGCCCGGAGTCGACGCCATAGAGAGCTGGCTTCCCCGCATACTTCGTATTCCAGATCCGAGCCGCTCTGTTTGCGGTATATCGGCCTGCGCCATCAGAGAACCACTCCGGCCCGCGCTCTCGCCAGAATAGCTGTCCAGTCTCCGGATCATAGCGCAGCAATTGGTGAAGTGCCTCCGGGGAGTGCAACTGTTTGTCAGCCATCTTGGCCCCCGAAAATAAGCTCGTGTTTGGCGCGCTCCATAAGGATCAGCGCCTCACCAGCATTGCAGTTGCCCGAGGTCCATTTCGTCCCATCAGGCAGCGTGCCGAGAATAACTAGGTCCGTGAAACCCTGCCCTTTGGCCGCTTCAAGGAGTTCGTCGGGATCAAACCTGTAACCCTCGCCGACGAACGAAGGCTCAAACTTAACGATATCAGCCATGATAGCCCCCTTATGCGCGGGTCAGGAACGACACGCCGCCCGTTGCGGCGCGCACCAGACCGGCCAACAGCCCCTCGATGATCGAGGAGCGCGGCACAAAGCCGTCAACGCCGGCTGGCCCTTTGACGCGCTCCCACGCCAGCTTGCCGGCCTGAACCAGAACCTTATCGGTTGAGGGGGTCGAGACGGGCGAGAGGCTGCCGGGCTTGCGCGCCTCGATAGTGGCGGCCTCGATGATGGCGTATTTGACCAGCTCGGGGGCGTCGCCGTTTTCCCACTCGGTCAGCCAGCGGGCGTTGAACCGGGCGGCGATGTATCGCTGCCCTCTCATAAGCGCCTGCGCCTGCGCCGTGGCATCCTCTGGCCAGCCGGTCGCACCGCCCGCCGTGATGTATGCCAGCGCCTCGGCGGGCGTCACGGCGGGATCGGTAAAGCTAAGCATGGGGATCACTCCTCGACGGGCTTGGCCCCTTTGGCCGGTTTCGCAGCCTTGTCAGCGTCCAACTTGGCGGCAACTGCATCCTTTTCGGCCGCCTCCCCGGCATCCTCGCCGATCGGGTGGCCGGTCTGGCCGTCCATGATGCGCTCACCCTCGGGGGCGAAACGGGCGTCGATGATCCGGCCGCCGTTTGCCAGAACCCATGCCTTGATCTCGGGCCTAACCGGGTGCGTTGCGTAGATGGTTTTAAGGTCTGTCATAGTTGCCTCCTGTGCTTTGGATGGGGCAGCCCACAAGCCGCCCGCACCAAAGATCAGGCTTCGCCAATCGCCAGCACGCCTGCGGTGTGCTTGTTGTCGGTCGCGGTCTTGTCCCAGTTGGCCCCAGTTGCCAGCTCAGCATCGGTCGGAGACTTGCCACCGCTGACGGTGTCCCAGGTGTAGCCCTTGAGGCCCAGCCCGAACGTGTAATCCGCTTGCAGCGTCGTCTCGATCCGGGTCTTGCCGTTGGTGGTTTCGATGTTGGTGATGACGTCACCAGCATCCGCCACGGTCGCGGCACCAGCCACAAGGCCCAGAGCCTTCGACAGGTTCGGTGAACCAGCCTCGTAAAGCGACGGCGCATCGGTGATGACCATTTGCTTGCCAAGGATATTGACCACGGTCACGCCGCCCGCCTGGAACAGGTTTTCCGCGTTGGTCAGGTTCTGGCCGATCAGCTTGTGATAGGCCGCGCCGGTCAGCACGTTTGCGACGATATCGCCCGAGCGGTCGCCGAATTTGGCGTGGGCACCGTTCAGGGCGATATAGTCCAGGCCACCAGTTGCCGACACGTCATTGACCAGATCCGAGACGTTGCCGATCGCCGCGACCAGCGCCGCGATGGCGGTGTTGAGCTGGTCTTGCAGCAGTGCCTCGGCAAAGTTGCGCGAAGCAACCTCGATGCCCTCGGCAGTCGGCTTCTGCAGCCAGGTCATTTGGGCTGGCTCGAACCGGATGGGGCCGAACCCGCCCGCGACCTTAACCATGGTATTGCTGCCTTGGGTCAAGTCGGTTGCAGCTACGTCGGCCTGTGCGGTGTAGCGATCAACACGACGGCGGGCCGAATGGATTGCGCGCCAGAAGCTCTCTTGGAAGAAATCGCCATCAAAGCCGGTGGTCGAAAGCACGATCGACCCGCCCGAGGCTGCGTTAAACTTGGCGATATCTTGCCCGAGGGTTTCGATGATCGCGGGCATAAAGTATTGGTTGAATACAACCATTTGAGACTGCGACACAGCAGTTGCTCCTTATTGAAGGTCGGGGAATTTGGCCTTTAGCGCGGCCGTGCGCTCTTCACGTGTGCCGCCCATGTTGCCTGCGATTTTGCCGCCGTTCTGGCTTTGGCTGCCGCCTGCGCCGCCGCCTGCGGGCGGGGTGACGAAAGCCTTTCCCTCGCTCGCCGCCCAGTGCTTCGCGTGATCCGCAAGCGCCTTCGGCCCCATGTCGGTTTCGACAACGGGCTTGCCATCAACCATTTTGATCTGGTCGCGCAGGAGGGCAGCTGCGCCCTTCTGCAAGCCGGGATCCGTGATGCCGGCAGCGCCGAGGGCTTCGGTCAAAGCCTGATCCCGCGTGACGCCGGTAAGCTGGCCCTCGGCCTTTTCGGCCTTGCCCTTCCATTCGTCGCGCTCGGTTTCGAGGCGCTGGCGCTCGGCGATCAGGGCGGCCTCATCCGGCTTTCCCTTGAGGGCAGCGGCAAGATCATCCTTGGCCGTCTTGGCTTCGGTGCGCGCTTCGGCCTCCTTCGCCTTTACGCGCTCATAGGCACTTTTCAGATTGGCCACGTCGGGGTGGGCGTCCACGCCCTCTAGATCGAGGATGAACTTGCCATCCTTTTCGACATAGAGGGATTTGACTGCATCATCGATGCCGTCGAGGTTTTCCAGAACGGTCTTGATAGCCATCGGCTAAGTTCCTTTTCAGGTGGTTGCGCCGCCCTCGGCGGCAGTGTCGGGGCCTCACCCCGTTTCGTCGCTTTCCTCGTCCGGGTCGCGCTCGGCGTCCCGCAATTTGAACTCGACGGCATGGTCCCGCTCGGGGCTGGCTAGCCCGCCTCTTTGCAGGGCCTCGTAAAATGTCTGATAGCTGATTCCGCCCTCAAGCCAGACGCGCATCAGCGCCTCGGCATCGGCCGGGGTCATGGTGGCATCCAGTAGCGCCTCGGGCACCGGGACGTTGACCGTATCGGGGGCCAGCCCCTTGATCTGGGCGATGAACCGAAGGCCTTTTTCCAGAAGCCCGCAGCTCGACCTGACGACGCTTTGCAGCGTGGCCGTGTCGGCCTGGAACCGCAGCTTGCGAGCCTCGCCGCTTTCCTGCGCGCGGTCCTGTTGCTCCAGCAGCTTCGCGCCGGCCGAGATAGCGTCCTGTTTCTTGCCGTCGATCGCAACCTTGTGCGCCTCAATGCCCGAGCATGACGGCGAAACATATTCCACGCTTGCCTGTTGCCCCTCAGCCGTCTGAATGGCGATGACAGCGCCGGCGCCGACTGCCTCGGGGGCCTCGCCGTTGATGACCACCAGCGTCTCCTGCCCGGACCAGTAAAGCTGGTGCCGATAGTCGGCGTCGAGCTGGTAAGCGCCCTTGGCGGCGCGCGCCACGCCGATCAGCGGGGGCGTGCGGATATCCGGCTTCTGGTCGATCGAGGAGGCCACCGCGAACGGGATGAAATCCAGCGCCTTGCCGCCGGATGCGACGGGGGCCGCTGCGCCGGTCAGCTTGGGAACAACCCCGGCGTGAACCTCTTGCTGATAGCGCCCGCCCTCGATCGACAGGACGCGGAATTGCACCCGCTTTTCCCAATCATACCCGACCCGAACCGGGCCGGTTTCATCCAGAACGAACAAGCCCTCGTCCCAGTTGATGATCGTCTCTGCGGTGTAGCCGGCCAGATAGGGCTCGCCGCCCGCCTCGGGTGCGTCAGCCAGCAGGCCATAGCGCCCGGCTACCAGAAGCTCGCGGGTGATCTGCCTGTGCAGTTCCTCCAGCGGCATCCCGCGCCCGTCGGCGTTTTCCCACAGGAATTTCAGGGCCTCGGGAACCACTATGCCAATTTCCTTGGCGTGCGCGACGCCGACCATGCCCGACACGGCCGGGGCGAGCAATTCGGGGAAGCTGGCGCGGGCCACATAGGCCGCATAAGCTTCTGTCCCGCCATCAGGCAGGGCCGCATAGCTCGACGGCATAGGCAGGTGGGTTTTGCCCCGCGACTTGATGGCGCTTTCGCCGTCCATCGCGTCGCGCATGAGCTGCCACTCGGCCAGCCGTTCGGGCGTGTATTGTGGATGTTTGGCATCGACGCCCATCAGAAAAATCCCTTGACTGTGCCCGACGAAACCGATGCCTGCCGCTTGGTTGTCAGCTCTGTGAAGGCGCGGCTTGCCGCGTCCACCTGGTCTTTCCATTTGCCCATCGGGAAGCCTGCGATTTCATCGAGAAACGCCTCGTTCCACACCCCGGCCAGAAGGAACACGTTGCCCGCCTCGGCCTGCGCGGAGAGAGGCTGCGCTCGCGTTTCCTTGTCGCCAGTCTCCGGGCTGAAATGATAATCAAAGCCGGTCAGGACGTGCCGCATGATGTGCTGGGCCTGCGCCTTGCCTGCCTGCCCCGGATCCTGCGGGAATGAGCCGCGCACCGCGCCATATGAGGCCCGGTCTTGCTCGGCCGTGGTTTTCATCAGCCGCTCAACGCCCATCGGCGACAGTTGCTCGCGCACCGCGTCCACGATGATAAAGCGGCCATCCGGCGCCAGAGCCATCAGCACGCCGGCAGTCGCGGCGGCCTCGGCATCTTCGGTTGCCGCCAAGTCCCAGCCCCGGACGAACCGGCAGCCGAGCGGCAGGGCCTTGATGGTCGAGAACCAGCCCTTTTTGAACATGCCCCCGCCACGCGGAACGGGCCGCTGTTGCAGCTGACCGGCCCAAGCGTAAGACCCCATGGCCTTCTTATCACGCTCGATCACCTGCGGCGGGAAGCGCACTGGGTCGAGTAGTTCGCCGTCTTTCGTGCGCGGGTCCGTCCAGCCTATCGACGTGGTGATGCGGCGCTCTGGCTCGAATTCCATGGGAATAAGCAGATGCTCATAGCCCAGATCATGGCTCAAAATGTAACCGCTTGGGTCGTTCTCGTGGATGCGCTGCATCACGATGATGATGGCCGATTTCTCCGGGTCGTTAAGCCGCGTCGGAACGGTTTCTGACAGGATGCGGATCGCAGTTTCTCGCGAGACTTCCGAGTTGCCCTTTTCGGGGCTCAACGGGTCATCCCATGCGATTGTGTGCCCCCGCCGCCCAGTCATCGAGGCGACGGCGCAAGCCTGCCGGAAACCGCGTCGCTCGTTCTCGAAGAACAGCTTTTCGTTCTGATCTCCTGCCAACGCGATAGGCCACCGCTCGGAATACCATTCCGATGTAACCAACTCGCGCATCATGCGGTTGTCTCGGACCGCTAGGCCCTGCTCATGCGAAGCCCCGATGTAGCGGTGCCAAGGCTGCCCTCCCGGCCCCCACAGCCATGCGGGATACATGACTCCGATAATTGTGGACTTCGACGTGCCCGGCGGCACGTTGACCAGCAGGCGAGTGATTTCGCCCCGCGTAACCGCTTCCAGATGCTCCGCGATGGCGTCGATGTGCCAATTCCACTTGAGCTTGTCCGGGATGATGTTCGGCCAGGCCCGGCGAATAAACTCTGCGAAGGACCGACGACATAGCTCCTTTTCAATGGCGAGCTTGTCGGCCTCGGTTAGTTGAAGGTTTCTCACTGGCAGTCACCATGGCATTGGTTCGGGCGAACTCGCCATGCAGTTCCAACGCGGCCCGGTCATAGGCTTCCGCTGCGGCGTCTTTACAATCGAACAGGCCTAGATATCGGTTCTGATATTCATGCTTGATCTGCGCCTGCCACTTCCCTAGGGCCGCATTCCAAGTCACGCCCTTTCGGCCGCTCGTTGACCCGGACGTTGCTCCGCGGTTGCGAAGGTTTTCCGCGTTACTGGCGATGCGCAGGTTGGCGATCCGGTTGTCAGTCCCATCGCCATTGATATGGTCGACCATGCCGTCTGGCCACGCCCCATACTGCATAGCCCATGCCACGCGATGCGCGAGCAATCCTGCACCGCCCATAGTACCCCGCAGGTGCCGTCCCGCGGTCGCACCGAACGCCTCCTTGCCAGCAAAGCGGCTATTCCATGAAACATGCGAGGCACTATTTGGAAACCCTTCCGGCCCGCGCTCTTTCCAGAACAGTTTTCCTGACTTCGGTTCATAACACAGCAGTTGACGCAGCACTTCGGGCGTGGGAAGGGGCTTAGCCATACTCGATCTCCTATATCGGGTTATGGTCAGAGCCGCGCAGGTGTTATCAGCACCTTCGCGGCTCAATTATTCCTCACTATCGCCGGATAGGGCGGCGTCTCTATGGGCGTCTATCGCGCCGGTCAGCTCCTTCAATGCCTCGGTGGACAGCTTCGACACGTCGAGCGTCTGGACCGGCCCGCCCTCGGGTCCGCTGACCTCCATGCGGTTCGTCTCGCGCCATCCGGCCTGCGTTTTCAGGTAGAAGATGATGGCCGCCAGATCGCCATTCTGGGCCTTATCCAGCAGCTTTCCTGCGACCTGCTCGACTGCCTTGGCCCTGCCCATGTCGTAACGGGCTTTGATGTCGGGATCGTCGGCCATGATCTTGAACAGCAGGGACCGGGATATGCCGAAGTAGTCGGCAATCTGCTGGACGGACAGGGCGGAAGCCAGCGCCTCCAGCTGCACCTCTTGCTCATAGGTCAGCGTCTTGCTGGGCCGACCCGGGCCGCCCTCTGTCCCGGGCTGGAACCGCCCGGCCTCGTCTCGCTTCGCCATCGTGGCCTCTTGAGTTTCGGAGGGGGCCGCGCACAGCTGAAGCCGGGGCCAGCCCTCCCCGCCCAGAACGAACATGGGCGGATGCGAATGTCGGAAAATGAAAAACGCCCGCGACGATCTCTCGTCCGGGCGCAATACGGGTGCAGGCTTTTTGTCAAGGAAAGCTGGAGCAAAGTCAAGAAGGGTGTTTTATGCCCTGTCCTGTGCGGCGCTCAAATCTGCAAAGCGCAGCCAGTCCTGAAAGCGCGCCATCAGCGCAGCCTTTGCGGC